TTATCGTCGGCAGCGTCAGATGTGTATAAGAGACAGGACGTAGACGTTGCCAGCCGAAACCTCCATGCGGCGCTTCTGTCCGTAATAGTCGGGGTCGCCGATATGGAAAGTCACGGTGGTTGTCGGGCAATCGTCCGTGATCTCGTCTAGGTCGGTGCTGCCGCTCACGATTGCGAGCAGGTAGCGCGTCGGGTCATCGGGAAGGTAGAGCGGCGCGGGTTCGTCAGTCCAGAGAGCCGCCGCGAGCTTGTGCCGCATCTCCGCGACCTCGCGGCGGTCTTCAGTCCTAAGCCAAATCTCAACGGGAAGGTCGTAGCCGCCACGGTAGGCACTCTTGAAGACCTCGCCATGCCGCCCCGGCACGCTCTCGAACGTCGCGTTGACGGTCGCCATGATGGGGCGGCGCACCTTGCAGTAAACCAGCTTCGATAGGTCGGTGCCGTTAAAGATGATTCGGTCGTGCTGGTTCCTAGTCCGTCTAAGTTGCAACTGGCACCCCCCTTTGCTTCAGCTTGCTTGCGATGCCAGCGCCGATCTGCTGGCCTGTCTCGTATGCGTCCACGCCGTCGGCGACCGTGGCGTAAACCGTCACGGCGACGTTAACGGGCTGGCTCGGCGCGTCGGCAAATCGCGAGAAGGCGCGGTTTACCGATGTTTCGATGAAGCCTTGCAACTGCTTCTCAGGCGCGATGAACTCGCCGCCCGCTTCGCCAACGCCGACGATTGAAGGCTCATCGAAGTAGCCGCCGCGCGCGTACCAACTGATGCTCACGCTCGGTAGTGAAATCGGGCCAAACTCGTTCCAGCTCACGTTGAAGTGCGGAAGCTTTGGCTTCGGAATGCTTATCTTGATTCCGCCGAAGGCGTTCATGATCTTCTGCGGAATGCTCGAAATCGCGTTCCATGCGCTTTCGATAGGGTTCTCTATGAAGCCCCGAATGCTGTTGAACACGCCTTGCACCTTCGAGCCAAGGCCGGGGAATCCCAGCTTGTCGCCGATTCGGTCTGCGATGCTAACCGCCGTGCTCTCGGCAGCGTCAAGTTTCGAGCCGATGTTGTCTTTAATCGCGTTGAAGGCGTTTGCCGCTTGGCTCTTCGCAGTCTCCCAGTCGCCGTTCATTGCGGCTTGCAGAGCGCCAGCCGCCGAGCTGCCAACGGTCTTCGCGGTGTTCATGTCGTTCTGAACCGTGGAAGCGATTTGCCCGAAGGCCGAATCGGTGTTGCCGGTTAGATTGTTCCACCAGCTAGACACGGTATCGACCGCGCCCTGTGCGAGGTTCCCGACGTTGGTTTTAAGATCGTTCCAAGCGTTCGAAGCGCCGGTTTTGATGTTCTCCCAAGTGTCGGAAGCGCCTTGCTTCAACTGCTCCCACTTCTCGCCAACGCCGGTGCAGAAATCCGAAACGCCGGTGCTGACCTGCTCCCAGATTCCGCCCCAGAACTCAGGCACGCCAGCGAAGAAATCCTGCACGGCTTGCCACTTCTCCGAAATCCAGCCGGTGAAGTCAGACCACATCTGCTTGCCAGTCTCGGTCTGCGTGAAGAACCACGTAAGGCCAGCGACGGCGGCTGACACGGCGGCAACGCCAAGGCCGATAGGATGCGCGGCGATAAGACCGGTAAAGCCCGTCCAACCGCTAGAAAGCGTGCCGGTGAGCATGCTTCCCAGACCGCCCGCCTTGGTGACGATGTTTGAGAAGCCGGTTCCGATCTTGCTTAGAAAGCCCGTGTCTCCCATAAGCTTCTTAGCGCTGCCCCAAAGCTCGCCAGCGGTCTTGAAGGCGCTTCCCACGCCCTCTGCGGCTTCCATCGTCTTACCAATGGCGGTTGTCACGCCGCCGAAGGCGACCGCGCCGAGCGCGAGGTTGTTAACAAGCGTTTGCTGCTCTGGCGTTAGGCTCTTGTACCAGCCCGTTACGGCTTCGAGCGCGGGCGCGAGCGTGTTAAGAAGGCTCGTCCCGATCTCGGTTACGGCGGTCTTGACTGGCATTGCCGCTTCGCCGAGTTCCTGCATGCTCTGGTTCATCTCGTTCTGCGCGTCGCGCGAAGCGAGAAGGTCTTTGTTCGTCTCTTGGTACTGCCGTCCCGCATCCGCGTAAAGCCCGGTAAGCGTCTCGGTGATGAGCTGCGACCGCTCCTGCTCGCTTCCGCACGCGGCAAGAGCAGCGTTAAAAGCGTCTTCTTTTGTCTGACCCTCGGCGACCGCCTGATTGAAAGCGGCCTGAGCCGAAGAGTGGCCGGACAGCGCGGCGCTCCACTGCTCGGCTGATGCCGTAGACCAGTTGAGAGCGTCGGCAAGACCGCCCGTGACGGTTCCGGTGTGCGCCGTCTCCTGCGCCGCTTCCGCCAAGTTCTGAAGCGGCAGCGCGTCGCCGAACGTCGCGTAAGCTCCAGCGGCAATGTTCGTCCACTGCTGCAATTCCTGCTCGTTGGTTGTCAGGCGCGCTAGGTTCTGGCTCGCTTCCGTGGCAGACGAAGAATCGCCAAGGATGCGGTAGAAGCTCGCATAGGTCGAAGATGCTTGCTCAGCGGTTCCGCCAGCGCTCACCCATGCCGTTTCGAGCTGTCCGCTCTGCTGTATCGCTTCCTCTTGGCTCGATGCAAGGCCGGTAAGCGCGCCAGCCGCGCCGATGATGCCGCCAGACAATGCCGTTCCCGCGCTCGAAACCTTAGACCCGGCGTTTGAAAGCTTGTCGGCGTTGTCCTCGATGGTCTGACCAACCTTGTAAAGCGCTGTGCGCGATGCGTCCGCTTCGCGCGCCGTGTCCGCAAGCTCGCTGCCGTAGCTGTCAAGCTGGCGCTCGCACTGCATGATTGCGCGCTTCAGGCTGTCGTACTGCCGTTCTTCCTGAGCGGTGAGTTGCGCGCCGCTCTGCTTCTTGCTCTCCAGCTGCGCGAGCGCTTGCTTGTAAGCGTCAAGCTTCTGCTTCGTCTCGCCGTAGGCAGAGTTGAGCGCCTTTACCTTCTGCTCTAACAGCTCGGTGTTTCCGGGGTCGAACTTCAGCGCTTTGTTGATATCGCGCAAGTCGCTTTGGGTGTCGCGCGATGCCTGCTGAACCTTCTTCAGGGCGCTTTGAAGCTCGGTCGTGTCTCCGCCGAACTTGATAACAAGCCCCTTGTAAGTGACCGCCACGTAATCACCCCTCTTCGGTTGTCAAAGTCCCATGAGTGCTTGAAGCAACGCGCCCTCGCGGGTGCGTTGCCGTCAAGAACTCACTTCATGTCACGTCATGACCAGAACGCGGCTTCGGCCTTGCGCGCCTTCTCGTCTTCGTCGTAGTGCGCCGCAGCGTCGGCGTAGAACGCGTTGATCTCCAACAGGTCTTGCACCTGCCGGTAGCTCATCATCTGAAGGTCTGAAAGCGTCAGGCCGCATTGCTGGCAGTTGTAGATGTATCGCGCGTCGCACGCGTCTTGCAGGTTACTTGGAAGCGGCGGCGCTGGCCTTTTCGGCTTCCTCGGCTTCCACTGCATCTTGCGCGGCGCTTGGAAAAAAGTTGTCCATCACAATACGCATCACGTCGGTAGCCCAACCGTCCTTGCGCTCCAAGTCGTAGCCATCGGCGGGGAAGGACGAAACCCACTCATCGAACTTCTCATCGAACTGAGGGTTTGCCGTCTTGATGCACGCGTAGAAGATTTCGAGAAGCGGCACGAGCGGTGGGAATCCGAACTTGTCAAAGTTCTCCAAGATCGCGCCGGTATCCTCGTTAATGTCCTTCGGTCGCATGGTGCCGTTGGGCTTCACGACATTGAAGCAGCGGGAAAAGGCAATCGGAGTGAATGCGTTGAAGGTCGCTTCGAACTCCTTTTCGCCAACCTTGATAAGCATTCGCAACCTCCTACGCGGCCGGGGTCTTGTGCGCAAGCTCGATATCGACCGCATCAAAGAAGGTGTCGTAATCGGCAAGGCCGGTGAAGCTGTCATAGCCGCTCGTGCGAATGTCGGTGCTCGGGATGGTGACGGGTCGCCACGTGAACGGGTAATCGAGCTGCGTAATCTCCGGCGTATCCTGAATGGTGTTAAGCTCCTGCGTCGGCTTCGAGAGCTGGCACATGAGAAGGCAGCGGCGGCGACCGAGCACGTGCCCCGGCTGCTCGCACATGAAGGCGAACTTTTTAGGCGTTCGGTCTGCGCTCAGGATGGTTCGCCCGTCCTGCGCGATCTCGTAGCCCACGAGGTCTGCGATGAGCTGGCGAAGCTCGGCCGTCCCCTCGGTGTCGTAGAAGCTCATGGTGCCGCTTCCGCCGTTGTCCTGCTGCTTGTCAAGCCAAACCTCGTTGTCGGCGTAGCTAGAAGCCGTCTCAACGGTCGGCTCCATGCTGATAGCGACGGTGCCCGCGACGTGCACGGGGTCTTCGTAGGTAAGCGCGTCTTCGTCGGTGCAGATCGCGAAATGCGAGTTCTTCACGCCGAAGAATCCGTTTCGTGCCATTTGTTTTCTCCTAACTCTCGGCGACGTTCACGGTGAACGCCGCTTCGGTAAGCTCTTCTGAATCAATGTTCGTGATGCTCAACGTGAACGGGCACTCTGCGGCTTCGAGCGCATCGCGTATGCGTTTCTCGGTCGCGTAGTCGCGGTGCCGCGTGTAGAGCGCGATATCGTAGGGCATCCACGAAAGGTAGGTGCCGTTGTCCGCGTAGGCCGCTTCGTTGTAGCCCGCGACAAGGCAGATGAAGGGCGGTGCCGGTTCCTCACCGTCAGCGAAGCGCTGGTTAGCCCACGGGATGCCGAGCGAATCGAGAACGCCGCAGAGCGCCTTTAGCTCAATCATCGTCCGTCGCCCCCCATCTCCGCGAACTCTCGCGCCACTTGGTCTGCAACCTTCCTGATAACGCCGTCGCCGGGAACGGTGCCGTAATCCTCGCCAGTCTGGTTCGTGATCTGGTGGCCGTTCTCCAACAGGTGCGTTAGCTGGTATCGCCGGTTGTGCACGGTGCATTCGGTGCCCGTCTCATCGGTCTTAACGTCGGCCTTCCAGCCCTTCTTGTAAGCACCGGTGCGCACCTTGCTTTCTTGCTTCAACAGCTTCACGGCGCGCCTTCCGGCTTCGCCCGCGTTCTCAGCGAGCGCGGAAACGTTGTCTTCCACGCACTCTTTCATGCAGCTGCTTATGAACCGCTCGATGCTCTGCTCAGCCACGGTCGCCCACCACCTCAGCGAGCGTCAGGCGCACGAAGTCGGGGCTTGACCTGTCAACGCGCGCGACCGTGAGCCGCGCGCCGTCGAACTCGACTAGCCGCTCACCTTCGTATGCGCTCTTGCGAATCTGCAATACGGCTTCGGGGTGTACGCCAGCGGCAGCGGCGGCGTAATAGGCCGCGTCGCCCATAGAGAAGACGTTGCAGAACACCTTGCGCTTTGTTTCCTCCGTCTGCTGCACGCCGTATTCGTCCTTCTTGACGGTCTTAGCGATGAGCTGGCACGTGCCAGCCCACATACTCATTTCGCGCCCCCGAACTCCGAGCTGCCGCGCATCATGGTTAGCAAATCGTCGAAGCTCTGAGTAAGGCGGTCGGCATCGGGGTTGTCCATGCCGAAGTTCGCCTTGCAGTAGACCTTCACCGCGAGCCGAACCGTGCTGTTCGAATCGTCGGCGGCTACGGTATCGGCAACGCCGCCCGCGCGCATCGCGGCGCGGGCGGCTTCGATGAGGTCTTCGATCTCAGCGTCAAAGTCGGTGCAGTCGGCGGGAATCCTCAGCGCTTCGCGGCACGCGTCAAGCAGCTTCGGCTTCTCTGCCATGCGGCACCTCCTAAGCCTTGACGGCGGTGCCGATGGTGAGCTGAACGAAGCCCTCCGGGACGGCAAGGCCGCCGTCATAGAGCATGTAGCCGTCAATGGCCGTGTTCCAGCTGCCGTCGGTGAGCTTGACCGCCTCGACGGTGGGTCCATCAAACAGGTTGCCACGGAACAGGTCGGGGTAGCCGATCATGATAACGCCATCGGCCAGCCCCTCTTCGCGCTTGACGATGCTTCCGAAGATTCGACCCTCAACGGTCGGGTCTTCGTCCTTCTCGTTGACGAAGTAGGCGCGCTTGTTCGCGTCCTCGACGGCGGCAATATGGTTCCAGATGGTCTGCTGGTTGGCGTAGACGCGCGCGCCCTTGGGCGTGGGGTTGCCAAAGGTCTTCAGAAGGCCAAAAGACTTCAGGAAGTCGGCCTTGGCAAGCGTTCCTGCGGTCGCGCAGCTAATCTTGTTGTCGGAAGCCATGCCCAGCGTTCCGTCAACAAGGCGGGCAAGCACGATGCCGTTTGCGGCTACGCCGCAACGGGCGCTGACCTCGCGGGTGATGTAGTTTCGGAAGCTGTCGATGCTCTGAATCATCATCTTGCGAGACAGCGTGACGCGCTTCTTGATCTCGTCGCCCGTAAGGGTGATGCGGTCAAAAGTGTTCTTCTCATCGTCGGTGGGCGCTACGCCCTCATCAGTCTTCGCGGCATCGCCCTTGTCGATGCTCTTATGGCGGATAAGCTCATACTGGTTGCGCATCGTGTCGCGGGTAACATCGCTGAAAATGGCGGTGCTGTTGTCGATAAGAGCGATGATCTCGTTCTTCAGCTCGACGGGCACCACCTCATCGGTGTTCGCCGTGGTGACGGTGTAGGCGGCGCGCTGCTCAATATGCGCGAGCGCGGAGCGCTCGGCATCCGTAAGCTCGTTGCCCTCGGTCAGGCGAACGCCCATCTGAGACGCAAGGCGCTTCAGGAAGCCGCGCGTCTCGGCGGCGCGGTAGTCGGTAACGTCGCGCACGTCGGCTACGCTGCCGCGCGCGGTCGCGGAGCTTCCCAGCGGCACGGTATCAACCTGCCGTGCGGCACCGCTCGCAATGGCGGAGCGGGCGGCTGCGACGGCGGCGGCGCGCGTCTCGCGGTTCTTCTCGGCTGCTGCGTTGCGCTTCTCGATCTCGGCGGTAAGCTGGCTCATGCGCTCTGCGTCCTGCTCGGTAGGCTCCTGCGCGGTGCCGTCCTCTGCGGGCGCGTCGTACTTCTCGACAAGCTCCTTCAGCTCGTCCACAAGCTCCTGCGTGGTCTTGTTCTCGTCTCCCATTTTCTAAACCTTCCTACTCTCGGCGATTGCCAGTGTCGCGCGGGCTTTTGCCAGCGCGTACTTACGGCGCGCAAGCTCCTTGCGCGACTGCTCAATCACTCCGTTGAGCAGGTTTCTTGCTGAAATCTCGGTGTTGGGGTCTGCCGGAAGGCTGACGGCTGAAACGTCGTAAACCTTCTTGACCCTCGTAATGGTCGTGGTCTTGCTGTCCCGGTCGTACTCGTCAGCTCCCACGCTGAACGCCCACGACATGCGGGTTACAAGGCCGTTGGAAATCTCTTCGTAAAGGTCGCGCGCAGCCTGAGAGCCGCTAAGGTCTGCGGCGATGAAAAGGCCGTGCGCGTCAGGCTCGATAACGAGCGTCCCGTTGCTCATGCGGGCAAGAACTTTGCCCTCGTGGTCGTACTGCATGATAACGTCGCTCATGTCGGCATCTTTGAACGCGTCGGGGCTGATGATCTCGCGGTATTCGTTGCCGTCCCAGTCCTCAAAGAGCACGTAGGGGTCGTTGAATGTCGAAGCGTAGCCCTCAACGTAGAACTCAGTATCGAATCGCTTATTGTCGCCATCGCCAGCGGCGGGCGCGAGCGGCGAAGACAGAATGCGGTATTGCCGCTCACTTGGTTTTGCTGGCATCGTCTACCTCCTTTTTGCCGTCTCCAACGCCGCTGCTCGCGTCGATAGCGGCGATGTTCGCGTTTGTCTGCGCCGGTTGCGCGGCCTGTTCCGACGTGTGTTCGCTGATGAGTGCAAGGTCGATGTACTCGCCGCGTATGACGTGGCGCTCGCCGCCCTCGTAGTGCGCGGATTGGAACACGTCGGCAACCTGATTGCCGTTCCAGATGCCACGGTCGAACAGCGCGACGGCGACGTTAAGCTTCGTCGTGTTGCTGGCGAACTCTAGGCGGTTTGCGGAGAACATGACCGAATTGCCGTGCGCTATCTCGTTCGCGGTGTAGGTCATTGACGTGACCACGAATCCGAGCTGCACGGCGAACGGCTCGATTCGTCCCTCATAGAAGCTGTTGAAGGTGTCTTCGTCGGCCTTGTTCATCACTATGTCTTCGTTCGAGCCGAAGAACCTATATGCGCTCTTCTCGATGCGCTCCATCTGCGCGGCATCGACCGTGTAGCTCTGTGGCGTGACCTGCTCAACGTCAGAAAAAATCTTGTCGTAAACGGCTATTCCGCCCGCGTTGTCGGCGGAGAGCTGAGCGTTGAACTCCTTGCGCGCCTTGTCTCTGTCGCCATCGTTGCGGTTCTGACTGAGCTTGCCGATGAATCGGATTGCCGCGCCCTGCTTGATAGCCGCTTGCTCGGCTTCGTTCTGCGCGTGCATAAGCTCTAGCGTCGGCTGAAGAACGTTAGTCCCGTCGCCGAACAGATCGCTACGGTACTGGTGCCGCGTCATAACCCCAACTCGCGACCACTCAACAAGCGTTTCTTCGCCCGTTGGGAACGTGAGCATGAGCCATAGCGAGCCGCCAACGTCGTAGGCGGTGCATTGTCCAGGCAGAATCGGGTAATACCCGGTGATGGTAGAACCATCGTCTGACAGCATGGGAACGATGAGCGCCGTATCGTTCACCTGAAGCATCGTCCAAACGCGCTTGATGAACTGCGGCGTTGTCATCCACGGGTTAGGCTGCTGCGCGAGCGCTCGGGCTGCTACCGGCTGAGCAGAGCCGGAAACCTCCGGCTTCAGCTTGCTTGCGTGGTCTGCGCCGCTCTCGATGATGCTTCGCGTAAGCTCTGCTTCGTAAAGCCCGCCCTGCCACGTCGTGAACGACGGGGCATAGGCCGTGAACGTGGAGAAATAGCCGTTTACCGCTTGCATCTGCGGACGGTGGAACACCGCATCGAAGAGCGAGCGCAGAAACGGTTGTGATCTGCTCAACTCTAACCTCCTATCATCGCGCGGTAATCGTCCGCAATGTTCTTCATCGCAATGAACGCGTCGCACTCAGCAGCCCACGCGTCTATGCGGTTGCGCGGGTCTTGGTTCTTCTTGTCCGGCTGAATGTTTCCGTTCACGTCGGTTCGAATGGCTACGTTCGAGCGGCACCATTCGGCAATCGGGTTGGCGTTGTCCACGATGCGCCCTTCCTTGTAGAGCGCTCGAAGCTCCTTCATCGGCATTGACAGCGTTTGCGCGCCCTGAATGACCTTTTGCAGGTTGTCAGCGCCGAAATAGTCTTCGTATGCTTCCACGGTCGGCACGTCGCGCATGTGCCACGGGTCGTAGCCGCAAGAGACGGCATAGATGCCGTACTTGTCCTGAACCTCGGCCACCCAATCCAGAACGTCACGCTTGTCCATGATGGGCGTTTCGCACGTCCGCATAAGCCCGCGCGCAATCCACGCGTCGTAGGGCACGCCGTCGCGCCCTCCGCGCCGCCCCTCCTTCTCCGCTTGCTCCAACGCGCGCTTCGGAATCCACGCCATGTGCAGCGCGTAGAAGTTCGGATCGTTAGGCCGCTGCATGAGAAGGCAAGCGGCGGTAAGGTCGGTCGTGTCCGCAGCGTCAACGCCGAGCACGGCATACGTAAACGTTCCGTCGCCGGGGTCGAAAGTGGCTTCGTTGTGAATCTCAGACCACGTAAGCCACGCCTGAGACTGGTTTTCAATGAGGTTGAAGTCCTTAACTAGCAGGGTGGGAAGGTATGTCGCATCGTCCTTCGCCTTAGAAACGTTCTGGCGAAGCGCCGAAAGCGATTTGATGGTGCCAAGGCCGGGGTTGGCCTTGACCCAAGCGCCTTCGTCCTGCCATTCCTCGCGCTCGTCAAGCTCGAAGATGAACGCGATGAAGCGCTCTGCCTTCTCGCCGGTCGCCTTGCCGTCAAGCCATTTGGTCGCGTACTCGTATTGGGCATCGAAGATGCCGTTTCGCACGAACCCGTTAGTCGTAATCTCCAACACGAGCGGCTGACGGCGCGCGGACGTTCCCTGCATCGTAAGGTCGTAAAGGTCGCGGTTCTTCATCGCGGCCAGCTCGTCAACGATAGCGCCGGAAATGTCCAGACCGTCTAGGTGGTTCGTGTTGGCGCTCAGCGCCTTGATGGTGCCCATGTTCAGATCGCAGTAAAGGTCTGACACGCGCTTTCTGATGTGCCTAGCAAGCGCAGGGCTTGTGAGCACCATGCGCCACGCGTTGTTGAATCCCTTTGCCGCCTGATCGTGTGCGGTGGCGACGTTGTAGACCTCCGGCGCGCCCTCATCGTCGTTCACGAGCAAGTCAAGCTCTATCGCAGACGCAAGCGCGGTCTTGCCGTTCTTGCGCCCCATAATCCAGAGCACTTCGCGGTACTGACGCACGCCCTCGGCATCAACGAAGCCGAAAACAACCGACAGAATGGCGCGTTGGAATAGCTCTAGCTTGAAGTCGTGCCCCAAGCGCCCGGACGGTAGGCGGCAGAAGCTTTCGATGAACCGAACGTGCTTCTGCGCGAACTCTTCGCGGTAGTGGTACGGATAGAGCGGGTCGGTGTTGTCCATGTCGCGCAGGACATGAGCGGCAACCTGCTTCATCTTCTCGCACGCTATGATCTCGCCGCTCAGTATGCCGCCGAAGTATTCGCGTATCGCGCGCTCGCACGAGCCGCCCTTAGACTTCGCCCTAGCCGTACCGCGTTTCATTGATGAAGTCAATGAGCGCGTCGGCAGCGGCGGTGCCGTTCGGCATCATGTCGGTAAGCTGCTTCACGCCGCGCGAAAACGTAGTGAACAGCTTGTTGTAAGCGCTGAAGCCGGGATGCTCGCGCAGCCCGGTTTGCCCTCCGCCGTTGTCGTACGCGGTGAAGATGTCTTCGTAGAGCAGATCGGCGCGGGCATCGTCAAGCTTGACCTTCAGAAAAGCGAGGTTCGCAAGCAGCGGCATGACGGTTTTTCGCTTCTCGTCGGGGATAGCGCCCTTGGTGATCTCGCGCAGCTTTCGAAGCTCGCTCTCTACGCGCTTCTCCTTGGCAACTCGCCGCTTCGGCGGGCTATTCCCCGCGACTGCGGGCGAAACTTTCGAAGTATTGCCTACTTTTGCCGTCATCGCAAGACCACCCCCTTTCGAAAATCCGTCACGCGCAAGAAATTACCTCCCGGCGTTGGTGCCCTAGGCACCACCCGTGTTTTGCAGACCGGGGGGATTGTCTCGCGGGTTTACCTGCGGTTTTGCGTCCGCTTTCTCGCGGTCGCTCTGTGTTGTGTTGCGTTTCTGAATCAATCGCCAAGCGATATCAAATTGCCGTCGCTATCGAAGGCCAGCCCTTGCCGTGTCGAACCCTGCCTTATCCAGCCATGCACCTTCTTATGGCATCTGTCGCATAGGCTAACAAGATTGCTTGGGTCGGTCGCAATGCTTGGGTCGCTGATGTTCGCTGGCGTTAGCTCGATGATGTGATGCACCATGACAGCGGGCGTGATCTCTCCTTGCTGCAAGCAGTGCTGGCATAGGTGAGCGTCACGCGTCAATGCCGCGTCTCTGGCGTGTTCCCAGTCGGCGGATGAGTAGAAGGCGCGCGAGAAGTCCTTAGCAATGGCGCACCCCCCCCTGAGATATGGCGGAGCGTGCAGGATTCGAACCTACGGGCGACAGCGCGCCACACGGTTAGCAACCGTGCGCAATAAGCCACTCTGCCAACGCTCCAAACAAAAAGGCCACGAGCGCAATTGCCCGTGGCCTTACTACCTAATCCACCGTACCTAACTTTAGCATAAGTAGGGAACTGAAGGGAACACCCAATTTTCAGGCGTTCTTGATGTGCGCCCAACCTACACGGTCGATGAACTCAAACCCAACTTCGCAGAGCTTGCGGCACCACTTCTGCGAACACTGCATGATCTCTGCAATCTCGCCCCATGTCTCGGCTTGACAGTAGTACATGCAGATTGCGTCGGCGTAGTGCGCGCCCTTCAGCTTAGCCAAGCCGCCGCGCCCGTCCGCACCGTAGAGCACTTCGCACGCTTCGTCTAGCGTGCCCTCGGCATCGGCGATGCGCTGCCTAAGCTTGCCCTCAAAGTCAATGCGCTGAGATACGGATTCCATCGGGTCGGTAACGTCTCCGCCACCGCCGCCCGTCTGGTAGCTCTGAGCCTTCGCCCCCTCGCGCGCCTTCATGCGTTCGAGCATTTCCCGCGCCTTGTCGGTCTTCACCACCTCGGCGCGGATGCCCTCGAAATACTCCTTTGCCCTCACATGCCGTCACCGCCAGATCGCGCACGCTTGCGCTCTTCGCGCCAAAGCTTGAAGGCTTCCCATAGCCCGAGCTTCGCAAGGTCTGTGCTCGGCGGCTGAGCCTTTACCAGCGCCACACCGTCAATAGAGGCAGACACAACCTCAGCGCCGATAAGATACTCAACCACAAGCCCCAGCTCATCGACAAGCACACGTTCACAACGCATGAGCGAGCCTTTTAGCGGCATGCCCGATAACGACAGGACGGGTGGAATCTGAACGTTCATCCTACGCGCCATAAGCTCGATGTTCTCGGCCATTCCGCGCGTTGCGGTCAGGATTGGATAGCCAGTCTCGTTCGACATTGCGATAAGGCACGTAGTCTTGCCCGTCTGCCTTCCACCGATGATTGCCAGCATTCCAACCACCTACTCAACGCCAGTGCTGCCGAAGCCGCCCGCGCCGCGCTCGGTGTCGCTCAGCTCATCGACCGGCACAAGCTCGCACGGCACGTAAGGCATCACGACAAGCTGGCAGACGCGCGTTCCCGCTTCGAGCGTAACCGTCTCGTAGCTCTGATTGATGAGAGCCGCGCAGACCTCGCCGCGATATCCGCTGTCGATAACGCCAACGCTGTTCGAAAGCGTGATGCCCTGCTTTGCGGCAAGGCCGCTGCGCGGGAACACCAGCCCCACGCAGCCGCTAGGAATCTCGACGGCAAGACCGCAGCCGACAACGCACTTCTGCATCGGTTCGAGTGTGACAGTCTCGGTGATTCGAAGGTCAAGCCCAGCGTCGCCATCATGGGCATATGTCGGCATGTCGATACCCTCGGCGACCTTCTTAGCCCGCATCTTGCGACCGATCATGTTAGTTCTCCTTCCGCGCGTGGCGCTTAACGAGCGTGCAGTTACAAGCGGCAACCCAGAAACCGCCCTTTTTCTTTCCGGGCGTGCGCAACACAACTTTCTGCTTGTGGCTCATCGCCACGACCTGAAGCAGCGTGCCGCGATAGGAAACGAGGTCATCGAGAGCGATAAGCGAACCTGCGGAATCGACGGGCTGAGTGTCGAACAGCTCCACCCATAGCGGCTTGCTCTCATCGGTAGCCGCCGCACTCGGCTTCGCCTTCCTCTTCAAGAAATCGAACATCGGTAAACCTCCTAAAACGGTATGTCATCGTCGTAAATGTCGGGCGCTGCCGGTTGCGCTGGTGCAACGGGCGACGGGTCGCCGGTAGCCATCGCAAGACCGGGCGCGGCTGCGTTAGCCGGTGCTGGCGATTGCGCATCGCGCTTGTACTGCATCAGTTCCACGTCATCAACGCGAACTTCCCAGCGCTTGATGCTCTGGCCGTCATTCTGATAGCTGCGCGTGTGAATGCGACCGATAAGCGAAATCTTGGTGCCCTTGCGAAGCCACGGCGCGAGCGCTTCGGCGCGCTTTCCGAACATGACGCAATCAGGCCAGTTGGTGTATTCGCCCCATGTCCCGTCGCCGTTCGGCGTGCGCTCGTTGACAGCAAGAGAGAACGAAACGACAGGGTTTCCGCTCTTCGTATAGCGCAGCTCGGCATCTGCGCCGAGATTGCCCGAAAGCGTGATCTTGTTTAGACTCATACCTCATCGCCGCCCATCTTGCGCATTTGCTGCACGATATGAAGGCTGAGCGTCATAACACCCTTGATGCAGTCTTCTTTGCTTACCATCTGCTCACCTTGCAGAGTGTCGCAGCAGCAGCACGAGCCATACGAAACGCGAACGTACCAGTATCATCTTCGTAACCTTCCTTCTCGTAAGTGATGTATTCGGTGCCGTGCGTCAGCTTGACTGGCGGCGTGTAGTCCTTCAGGGCATCGTCAACGCTGCCGTTCATCATCTTTCGTTTGAGCCGTGCCCAGTCATCGTCGTTAAGCTCAATGGTTTTCATCGCACCTCATTTCTTCGTGATGCGGTAGGTGCCAGTGAGCTTCAAGCCCTTCAACGTCCGCAAGATGTGCTCTGCGTGCTCCTTGCCGAAGATGGTTAGCGTTTGCGTCGGAATCGTGATCTCGTAGACCGTTTGCGCTTCCCGCTTCTCGCGTTCCCACATCTGCTTTAGGGCGGCTTCGGTCTTCGCCAACGCCGCTTGCATTTCCTTACTCAGCTTCGGCGTTTCGGGCTTGAAATCGAACGTTTGCGGCTCCACTGGCACCCTCCTTTCTCACGATTGCCTGATAATTACTTCTTATCTGGCACGGGCGGTTTTATCCCGTACCGAAAGCGGCGGTTTATCTCGCGTTTCGTCCTCGGTCGCCGCGATGCCCGAAAACGGCGTTTTGGTTCACCTTTGGCACACCTCCTAACCCGCCGCGCGGCGCTTCGCTTCGCTGAAGAGCTGAGCCGCCGCCGCGTCGCGTCCGGGCATCAGGTGGCCGTAGATTCGAAGCGTCGTTGCTTCGTCCGCGTGCCCCATGCGCTCAGATAGCGTCTTCAAGTCGCAACCGTTGGCGATGAGCCACGAAGCGTGCGTGTGACGCAAGCTGTGAAACGTGATCTCTCGCGGCAGTCCGCATGCGTCGCGTATGCGGCTGAAAGCCCGTGAAATCGTCGTTGGGCGCATATAAGAGCCGTCTAGCGTAACCAGTGGGCAATCTGCGCCCAAACGCCCCAGAACGGCGCTCTGAAGCTTCGTGAAGGCATCAATAACCGCGATATCGTCTTGCGTAAGCGCGATGTTGCGGCACTTGCGGCCTTTGGTGACGTTTCGGCGATAAGGCTTCTTGCCCTTGCCCTCAATGACGTTGCCGCCGACGTGGACGTAAGACAGAGCACGCTTAACGTCGATGCGCTGCACCGCGCAGACCTCGCCAACGCGCATGCCGGTAACGAGCGACAGCCACGAAGCGAAGGCGTAGACGGCGGCGCAGTAATCGGCCTTCGTCTTGATCTCCTTGCTAAGCGCGCCCTCTAGCTTCTCGTTGAAGCCCTCGAAGTCCCATTCGGTGAGCGCCGAAGCTTCGTGCCGCTCCGGCGATGGTTTGGCGACGTACACCAGCGGGTTAGCGTCGCAAATGCCAGCGTCTACGAAGTGGTTATAAGCGCCGCGCAAGAAGTTGTGGACGTTGATAACGCTATTTCGGCAAAGACCTTGCCCGCCTTCGTCCTTGGCCATGAGCAAGCGTTGCTCAAAGCGGTTGAAGTCCATAACGCCAAGATCACGCGCGTTTGCGGTCTTCAGGTATCGCGCAACGTAGCGGATAAACAGCCGGTAGCTCTTAATGCTGTTCGGGCTTGCGCCGTTGCGCTCGCGCAGTTGCACGTAGTCTTCGAGCAAATCGGTCAAGCGGGCGCTTCTAACCGTTCCGTCAGCCGTCACGTAAGCCGCCCACGTCTCAGCGAGGGCTTGCGCTTCCTCTTCGGTAGCCGCGTTGGGAAACCGCTTATAAGGGCGAATCGCCTTGCCGTCGATGCTGCGACCAAGGTACAAACGGCACTCGAAAACGCCATCTGCGCCGCGCTTGACCTTAACGCCCATCATGACCACTCGCAGTTTTCACGAATCCGCGAAGGGCAGTCATCGTCGGGGCAGTCCACGCAATCCAACGGCTCTTTCCTGATGTTGAACTCAACGATTCGGTACTTCAGAGAAAATCGGATGAGCAGCAGCAGGGCATGAGCAAGAGAGTTGGTAAATTGGCCGTCCCAGAACGGGCAAAGCCCGCTCATCGCGCCGCGAACCTCGTACTTGCCGCCCATGTTACTTGCCAACCTTCATGAACGCGCGCATAACGCAGATGAGCGAGAACACGACGAACACCGCAAGGGCGATAAGCCCGAACCCAGCGCCGAAGAACACGCCAACCGCGATGCTCACAACGAGCGCCAGAACGGCAAAAAGGACGATTGCGGCGCATCCGTAAGCGCCCTGCTCGATCTCTCTATCTTCTTTCAGCATGTGAAACCTCCTAAAACGTGAGCGCTATAAGCGCGAGAAACACTAAGAACAACGCGATTGCCAGAAGAGCTTGATAAGCCCAGTAGCAGACGCACCAGAACGCGGCTACGGTCGCTGCGGTGGCAATGGCGCAAAGTACGATCTGGTAGCGCTTCACTTCTTGCCTTCCGTCTCGGCAATCAGGTAGTCGATGCACTGCTTGCACTTCTGCAAGTCCTGAACGCCGTTCTTGCGCCGCCAGCGCCAAAGGTATTTGAAGGCGCAGCCCCACCAGTAGGCAGATTGGGCGGGCAAGGCGTACTGGTCGCCGCTCATCATCGAGCGCATAGCGTCCATGCACTCAATCTGTCCGTCGCCCGCGTAGTGGTCGGGATGCTCCACGGCATCACCGCGCGAAAGCTCGCCAAGGCTCTTCGCGTGCTTCGTCTCAATCATCGGTAGGTAACTCCAATCATCCACTCGCAAACCCACTTGTGAAACGCTCTGAGAAATGGCTGAACGTTCGTGTCATCAGCCCAGCCCGCAAAGCCAATGAATCCGTCTTCGTTGAACGAGATAGCTTCACGGCCTGAGAAGTAGAAGCCGCTAACGCGCAGAAATGCGCTTTTGATTCCTCTACCGCCATCTGCAAGGTTGATTTGCGGCTGGTGCTTCTTGCGGTAGCACGGGTGCATTTCCATGTGCTCGCCGTTGCGCTCGTGCTGCGCGTACTCGATTGCAAGGAAGCCTTCGAGTGCTCGAATGTCGTTCGTTGTGATCTGCTCATAGGAAAGCTTGCTTGCGAACAGCTCGCGTGCGCCGTCTCGTGTCGTTGGCGCAATCATGCCGTCACCCCCATTTCATGCCATTGTTGAAAACTCTGTTGAAAACCTGTGGAAAGCCGTTTTGCTGGCGCTCGAATGAGCCGCACAAAACAAGACCGCAAAGAGAAGAAGCAAGAGAAAGAACCTTGCTTGTAAGGTTGACTAACAAGCAAGTACGGTGGGTTTTGGTTTTGGTTCGAAGAACCAAAACCCACCTCATCTTGTTTTGTTTTGTTTTGTTTTATGGTTAGGCGACCATTTGCGAGTGGGTTTAGCACACCTAAAACCACTGGTTTTGCCTTGGGTTTGGCAAACATGCTTTTACACCTCCTGACCTGCTGAATTGTTGTTCTGTGAGTTCTTGCGCGGTCTTCCGCCCTTGCGCCCGTTGGCACGTTGGCGACCGAAATAAAGCGCGTTTTTGAGCATGCGAAAGTTCGTCAAGAAGCCGTCTTCGTCGCGTTCGAGAAGCCCTATATCCAACAGCTCTTCGACAAAGGATTTGCAATCTTCAATCGCCATGTACTCATCGAACGCGCCAGACTGTCCGAAGCCCAGAACGCCCGCGAGAATAAGCGCGTCTTCCTCCGTCTCGAAAGCGATACGGTGCCCCTTGGTAGCCGCCAGATATTCGCAGAGCCGCCACCAGCGCCCGTAGCCGTCATATCCCCGGCGATGAATGAGACGTTGGCACTTCACGTCTTGCGAAGCGTTGGAATCGTGCGAGAAGAAGGCCATAGGCTCTTGCGCAGCGGTCGTTTCCTCCCTTGTAGGCATGTAGTCACCTCCTAACCGTCTTCCTCGTCGCAGATCACGTCTGGCGCGCCCTGCTGGTGCCATCCGTCCCATACGCAGTGCCCGACTTCGCGGCAGTTCGTCCAAACGTCGCGCCCAACGAACGTGCAGCACGTCTTGCCGCGATGCCGCATGCTTTCGAACTCGCATGATTCGGGGTCTGGCATGGGCGGTTCGCCGAAATCGAGCGGCAAGGTTTCCTGCGCGCTATTCCTCTTCATCGCTTGAAATGTCGTAGGCAATCGAGCTGCCAACGTAGGTGAGCAGCTTTTGCATGTGCTTAACGGTGCTCGGCTCGGGCTTCGCTCCATCTTCAAGCAGAGTGTCAACCCATGCGAGGGTGCCGCGAACGATTGCGAGCGTGGCGCTCATATCAACGTCGAAGCCCTCGCCGGTCTTGGGATTGATGAGCGACATGCTGCCGTTGAGGGCGAAGGTGCCAGCGCCGACCTTGGCGATAGTCTCGGTGATCTCTTTACGCTTCATCTTTCTTCTCCTTGTCAAACATGGATGTTCTAAGCTCGATGCGAAGCTTCGGGTTGCGTTCGAGCAGCCAGCGAGCGAGCAAAGAGCTATCGCTGTTGTTGATTCCGTAGGTGTGTTCGTTGCCCTGATCGTCAACGAAGGGCACGCCAACGAGCTTCGTAGTGCCCTCGTAGCGCTGCTTCTCGATGAGGTACTTAGTGGAGACGCGAAGCAAGGCCGCTTCTGCTTCCGCCTTGCTCGCCGATGGTGCGACGGGTAGCATCTGGCGGCGGTAGACCCTGCCGATGCCCCGGTTTTCCGGCGTGCTCGCGTCTTCCTCTATGCGCGCCATCCAGAAGCCCGCGTTGTCGCGGTAGACTTCGGCCTTCATGACCAAATCACGCGCCACAAGACGCGACCAACCACGATGTAAAGCGGAATGAGAAGCCACCAGCCCACAAGATCGCACAACCACACAAGCAGGGCGGCAGCAGCCATAGGGAGGATGCCGGTTAGCGTCAGAGCGGCGATTGCATACAATCCCCAGCGCTGGTAGCGCGGCATGCGCGCTATACTGTCTTCTGTCAATTGCGCCCTGCAATTTGACACGCCCGTTCGAAGTTGCCGCTTCGGGCGGGCATCTTTCTTCGCAGCCATTCGCGCGTTTTCGCAACGGCGCATCTGCACCACTGGCGCTGCGCAGCGCTTAGGCCGCACGGTTCGGGCATTCGTAATACCACCTCCAAAACCAACGGTTTTCTTATCGGTTTTCACGTTTCGAAACCTCCGCTTTAGTTGCTCGAAAGAGCGACGATGCCCAAAAGCTCATCGGCGGTACACTCATAGAGCTTGCAAAGCTCTATGAGCATGGGCGCTGTCGGCGAAGTCTTGCCCGTCTCCCAATTGCTAAGCGTCGTGATGGAAACGCCAAGAAGGGTTGCGGCCTTCTGAGCCGTAAGACCTTTCCGCTCGCGCGCTGCCTTATAGTTCTCGCTCATTGTTCACCTCCAATCATCCGAAAGAGAGATGAAATAAACCATACGGCTTATTTCGGGGCAAGCAAAAGAGTAAGCCGTTTGGTCTAGCGTGTCAACAATAATTTGTATACAATTAGCCGAGACGGTTACGTTTGATAGGGGTTGCTATGGATAGCATCGAGACAAAGAAGCTCATTGGCGCTCGAATTGCCATCGCGCGCAAGGCTAATGGCTTCAACCAAGATCAACTTGCAGAAGCGGTCGGCGTTCATAAGCAGACGATTTCTAGGTGGGAAAGCGGGAAGCGCGCGCCCAACGGCGAAGAAGTCAGGCTAATTGTTGAGACCCTAAATTGCTCTACTGACTTCATCCTTGGCTTGACGGATACGCTGAAGATTGGTGGCGGAAATGACTAGAAAAGAGAAGTTACAAGCGATTGACCCAAAGAAGGTAATCGTTTTTGATACCGAGACAACCGGCTTGAACATCGGCGGTTCTCGCCGCGATGAAATACTGTCGCTCGCTGTCATGAATCTTGACGGTGACGTTCTGTTTTGCGACCTATTGAAGCCATCGGAGCGCAAAAAGTGGCCTAAAGCGGAAAGCATAAACGGAATATCTCCGTCTATGGTGAAGGACAAGCAGACGATTGTAGAAAGGCGTTCGGAAATTGAACCGATTTTCAAGAACGCTAAGCTATACGTCGCATACAATGCCGATTTCGACCTAGGATTTCTTCGAGCTTCAGGCTTGGATATACCAGATCATCAGACGTTTGACGTGATGAAGGAGTTTGCGAAGATACACGGCGCATGGGACGGCACGCATGCTGAATGGTCATGGTGCAAGTTGGAAGATTGCGCAGCGTTCTACGGATATCGTGACTTTGGGGCGCATGACGCCTTGAACGACGTAAGAGCAACAGCGCATTGCTTCAATTCGATTCTCGATGATTTTCTTTTTGGTGAGCCGCGCCGCCGCCAGAAGCGCGTAAAGGATGAGTTCGGCGATTCGTATTTCGAGTATGGCGACGAAGAGTTTAGAAGCATCGTTTGCAGCGGCTATGCTGCCGCATTGGCCGACACTGACGAACATACTAACAACGCGCCATCGGCTAACGAGGTTCAGCAGCAAGCCAAGGATGAAAAAGACAGCGTGGATAATCAACCGGACAGAAACCATGCCGTGCCAGATCGGCGGAACACGAATAAAGCATTGGTGTTAATCGGTTCCGTTTGCGTATTGATTGGGCTTGCAATCACTGTTTTAGGCGCAGCAATCGTTGGTGTCCCGATTGCTATATTGGGCGCTTTGCTTGCCATAGGTTCAAAGGGAAGGAAATAGAAAACCCTGCGCGGCTTCTTGGCGGTCGGCGCGCAGGGCAAGTGCAAAGAACGAAGCGCAATTGCGCGCTCGCTCTAAGGGGTGATTTTAGCATGGTGAAGAACCGAGCTGCCATATACGCGCGGTTCAGCTCGCACAACCAACGCTCAGAAAGCATTGAGATACAAGTTGAGAACTCACGCGAATACTGCGAGCGTGAAGGCTTGCATGTCGTGCGCGAATACTGCGACTATGCGCAGACAGGGCGCAACGTAGATCGAGCAGAGTTCCAACGGATGATGAGCGATGCGAAGCTTGGTCTATTTGATTTTGTGGTGATTTACAAGGTAACTCGCATAATGCGCAACCGCGATGAAATGGCATTGGCGCGAATCATGTTGCGCAAGGCTGGTGTAGAAATACTTTATGCGGGCGAAGAGATAGCGAGCGGTTCGAGCGGTGTTCTTCAGCTTGGAATGCTCGAAGTTCTCGCAGAATGGGAAAGCGCAATCGACAGTGAACGCATTAGAGACGGAATCCAGAAGAACGCCGAACGGTGCATGGCTAATGGTCGCACTCTCTATGGATGGGATATCGTAGAAGGACGCTACGCCATCAACGAGCGAGAAGCCGCAGTGCTTAGGCGCATGAAGAACCTTTTGTTTAGCGGTAACTCAGTAGCGGAGATCGTGCGCGCCGTTGACGCTGAGCGCAGCAAGCGCGGCGCAAAGTTCAATCAGGATACCGTCACCAAGCTTCTAAAGCGAGTGCAGAACGCAGGTGTCTACAAGTACGCAGGACACGAGGTAGAAGGCGGTATGCCAGCCCTATGGTCACAAGCAGAACAGGATATGATAAACAGCATCCTTAGCGACCGTCACCGCCCACGAAGGAAGGTTGACAGCGCGCTAGAGTTCCCGCTTAGCGGAAAGCTCTATTGCGCTCGATGCGGAATGCCAATGGCCGGAACAAGCGGAACCTCTAAGAATGGTTCTGCCTATCACTATTACAAGTGCCGAAAATGCCGCAGGACAGTTCGCCGAGACTTGATAGAAGATGCAGTGGTCGATATGACCTATGAAGCAGTAAAGCAAGCTGATGTGAGAAAACGCATTGCCAAGACGCTTGCTGGCTACGAAGCTGAGCGGGCGACCGAAGAAAAGCCCGAAAGCTACTTCATCAAGAAAGAGATTCGGCGTATCGACACCGCGTTTGAACGCATCTGGCAAGCGATAGAAGACGGCATAGCGCCGCCCGGTGGCAGAGAGCGCACAACCGAGCTGAAGCGACAGAGAGCGGAGTTAGAAGCCCGCTTGCGCGTTGCAGAGCAAGCGGAATCGCTCGAACCATCGGTTGACGATGTGCTTTTGTGGCTCGATGATCTCGCGAACGACACAACGCCTTTGGAAATCCTCAACGAGTTTGTCAGATTCGTTGAGATTGACGGCAAAGATGTAACCGTCTACTTCATGTTTGACGAACTGCCGGACGATTTCACGCCAAAACAGAAAAAGGCCGAACACCCTTGCTACCAAAGGTGTTCGACCAATTCTCTTGTGGTGGAGCTTATGAGAAAAACGGCGAACTCCACAAGCACCGCCAACCGCGCAGCTATCCATCTTGATACTTGCATAGTTAGAGTATCGAAAAACTGGTTTGTTGTCGTTGGCACGTGCCAAAAATAGCAATTTCTGGTGTTTGCAAAACACCAGATGGGCGGCTTGCTGTAAGCCCGTCTAACGCCAGAAAGCGGGGCACCCCTTGTCAGGGTACCCCGCTTGAACACTAATAAGAAAGCTTCTGGCCGGGGTAGATCGTATAAGGTGCCCCAATGCCGTTCTTGCTTGCGATGGTGTGCCAGTCGATACCGAGCGAAGCGCCAATCTCGCTGAGCGTGTCTCCGCTCTTGACGGTGTAGACGCGCGCAGCGCCAACGCCCGCCCTCTGGTTGACGATTGCCTGAACCTCGCTGAAGCGGTCGCCCAGAACGTCGCTACGCGTCGGCACAACGCCGAACATTCCGCGCTCAACATCATCTGCGAGCTGAGAAGCGGAAGCGCCGTCAATGTAGTTGATGAGGTCTTGCACCTCTTGGTAACGGTCGCCGAGCTTTTCGCGGCGCTCATCGTCAACGCCATACTCGCCGCGCATGACCGCTGCTGCAAGGTCAAGCGTCGTGCCCTCCGGCGAAGGCTCGGCGACCTCTGCGGGCGGAACGTCGGGCGCTGCCGCGCCGGACGGGTTGGCAAACTTGCCCCACGCTTCGCGCGTCATATAGGCGATATCGAGATCAAGTGGCGCGTTGAAGCCATTGAGACGGCCATTCGACGTGTACTGGTGGATTGCGCAGCTACCCCAAGCGCCGAAGCCGCCATCGGGAAGCCACGGCGAAGACTGGTAGCCGGTGCGGTTGTTGTTAGCGTACTGCGCAACCCAGAGCGCGTGATTCGGCGCGATCTTCGACCAATCCTCTTCGGTGCAAACGCTACGGCTCATATAGACGATGCAGCGAACGCCGGTCTGATCGTAGACGTAATCGAGGAACTGCTTTGCCTTGTCGGTTCCGATGCGCCCATACATCTCATAATCGAGAACGGGAATGCCGTTGCCGAAGTAGTTACGGCAGCTTGCGACGAAGTGCTTAGCCTGAGCGATGGGGTCTTCTCCGTTCATGAAGTGATAGAAGCCCCAGAGCTTGCCGAGTTTGATAGCCTGCTGAATCCACGGGTCGCAGGTGTTGTGAACGATGGTGGTTCCCTCTGTCGCCTTGCAGATAACAAAATCGCAAGGCACCTGCGCGAGGTCAAGCCCGCGCTGGTAGTTAGAAATATCAATGCCGTTGAGTGCCATAGAAGCCCCCTCTGATGCAGTAGAAGTAATGAAAATCGACCTGCTCTAGCTCTTCGAGCGTGAAGGCGCGCGCTGAGTTCCCAGCGCTCGCCGGGTCGCGTATCCAGTAGCCGTCATCGTCGGCGCGCCAGATAAGCACGACGTGCCCGCCGTAGTCCCTATCGCCGAGCGTTCCGCTCATGCCAGCGAAGGCAAGCCACCCATCGGACACGTTTTGAAGGACGGGTGCGAGATCGTAAGAAATCGGCGTGCTCTCGATGCCGTATTCCGGGTAATGCTCGGCAATCCACGCGCAGAACTTGCCGGGGTCGTTAACGCCATCGGTAAGGCACGTGTCACCCACGAACGATGCGAGCGTGAGCGGCGTAATGTCCTGAAGCGTCATGTATTTGACAGCCATAGCGGCGCATGTAAGGCCGCAGCCGTGGTCGCCGATGGTGCCGCCCGCATATGGTATGTAGTCCCATTGCGGGTCGGTCTGAAGCCATATCGGCATGCTGTTACCCTCGGCAATCGGCCTATCGGCAACGATTGCTAGGCGGTCTTCCTCAGCGGCAGCGTAGCCCTCTTCGCGCGCTTCAGCGAGCGCGCCCGCGTCGCTCTCGATATGGCCAACGATGAGCCAGCCGCAGAAGAGCATTGACGCGAGCGCGCCGGAAAGCACGAGGGCGACAGCCTTTAGCCTACTCATCGCGCTTCGGCTCGGTGTAGGTGAGCGCTTGCGCGGAATCGCCAACGCCCGCCGTGGTCGGGTCGGTCACGATGCCAAGAATCGCGAGCACGGCGAAAAGCGCGTTGATGATCGCGGCCAACTGCTCGTTCAGAACTCCAAAGTCCCACTGGTAGCCGAACGGCGCGGCGACCACCTGCACGAGCAGCAGGACGGCGGGAATGAGAGTAAGCCAGAACGTCTTGTTCTTGATTCGTGCAGTGAAGTTAATCATTTCAGTTCTCCTTTTCATAGATGAGGTCTACGCGGTCGTAGATGTGATCGACCTTGTTTGCCATGTCGTGCGAGTGCTCGCGCGATTCCATGATTTCGTCGTGCAGCGCCGCCGTGGAAGCCCTGAGAGATTCCATAGCTGCTTGCAGCCCTTCCGAAATGTTGTTGCTTCGCTCCATCTGCGCAGCGATACGGCCTTCCATCTCCGAGCGCTCGCGGTCGCGCTGCGCGCGCTCGTTGAGTTCGTCTCGCTTGCGCTCTTCGCGCTTCAGCTCTAGCTCTGACTGTCGCTCCGCGTTTCGCTCTTCAAGCTCCGCCTTGCGCTCGTTGTTGCGCTGGTACTCGTTAAGCAACTGCTTTGCGAGGATTCCGAAGCCGATAGCGATAAGGAACGCGAAGAACCATTCGGCACCGAAGGCCGCTGCATGGTCTAAAACGCTCTCCGCCACGTCAGCCCTCCGTCACCTCTCGCCAGACGGTTTCGGTGCCGACAGCCCCCGGCTCCCAGACGTTGTTAGCAACGAGAGATTCCCATACCTTGCCGTTATGGCGCACGACAGCGCCCTTCGGGTAAGGGTTCTCGTTGCTCGGCGGCACCCATTCGAGAATGCTCGACGGGTCATCACCGCCGCTTGCGTACTCAACGACCTTCGCCCAAAGGCTAGGCGCTGCCGTGGGCGACCAATCGGGCTGCGACGTGTGCGCCTGAAGGCACGTGTAAAGCACGCCCTCGAAGCTCACGCGCTCGCCCTCGGCGTATGCGTGGCCGTCGCCGTCCCACGCCGCGAAAAGCGCGGGGCACTTCGCCGCCACATCGCTAGAGAGCGACGGCGCTTGACCGTCGAAAATGGCGATGATCGCGCGAAGCTTGCCCTCTTCCTCTTCGGTGAATGCCATGTGTTCCCCTTTCTTTCGCAACAAAAAAGCCCCCGCGAATGCGAGGGCTTCGATACCTTGCTATGTCGGCTTCCTCAGCCGAAAAGCTCCTTGTATAGCGCGTCCATGCGCTTTACCGTCTCGTGAGCGCAAAGGCGCTTCATGCTTCCGCGCCATGACTGGTAGGATTGGTTGACCTGCTCGACGGTCATAATCCCTTGGGCGACCAGCGCGGATTGCTTCTTCAGCTTTCGCCGCTGCCGCGTCACGGAGGAACGGCACGGGCGAACGACAACTTTTCCGCCCTCGCCATATGAAAACCTCTTCTTCAGGAACACGAAGCCGCGCGTCAGCTTCACAACGCGCGTCTTCTTGCGGTTGATGATGATTCCCAGATCGTCGCAGAGCGCTTCGATGCGCGAAAGAGCGTCCCAAAGCGTCTGCTTGTCAATGGCGATGCAATAGCTATCGTCCATGTATCGCCCGCTCGCCAAGATGCCCGGAAGGGATAGCATCAGATGGTCAACGGGCGACGGCAGGGCGACGGCTAGAATTTGGTTCGGCTCGCTGCCAAGACCCAAGCCGCGCGCGCCGTGAGCGTCTATCTGGTCGCTCATGACGCGCTTAACGCGCTCATCGTCAATGGCGCGGTCGATAAGGCGCTTGCAAGCGTCGTGGTCGATGTTTGCGAAGTAGTCCGCGAAATCGACCTGCAAGATGTAGCCTTCCGTGCCGTGCTTTCTGTGATGCTCGACAAGCTGGCGCTTCATCCGCCGAATCGCGTAGTCGGTGCCGCGCCCCTTGACGTTCGCGGTGCATCCCTCGGTGAGGGTAGGCCAGATCGCGGGCGCGAGGGCGTGACGGCTCAACGATTTCTGTATGACGCGCTCTGAGAAGTGGACAGAGCAGATGTGGCGAAGCTTGCCGCGCTCGAACAAGTCAAACTCTATGAAGCCGCGCCGGAAGTCTGCGCCCGTGAGAAGGTCGCGCCGCGCCCTCATGATGTTTGGAACGACGCGCGCCATGTAGCGCTGAACGCTCGATTTCCAGCGCACGCCAGCGGCAGCGCCGTTGGCTGCATCGTATAGGTTATCGAGATCGGCGACGGCTTCCAGCGTGCATCCCTCGATGCGCCTAGCCCGGTTCTCCGCGCGCTTGACATCGCGCCTTGCGCGCCGCGCAGCCCTGCGCTCTTCAGAGTTCATGAGGGCACCCCGCACGGCTCGCAATCGGCATCCAGCAGCCGCTTGACGGTTGACCATGAAACGCGGTCGAACGCCGAGAACCGCGCCATGCAAGCAGCGAACGGCAACCGTCGCGGGGTGCATATTTACGGGCTTGCGCCCGATGGTCGCCCCTTCCTTCCTCAAATGCACGGCGCGCGGCGCTTCCGGCCGCACGGTCTGGCAAGGCTTGGGAATCACGGCAGCGGGCGCACCCAGTCGTTCGTCGGGGCATTGTTGTTGGCATTGCCGTTGCTGTTGACATTGCACGCGCTAGACGAAGACCCGCCCATGACCGACCGCAGCCACCAATTGACGCGATGATTTCCAAGGGACAACGCGCGAACATTCTACCCCTTTCCAATGAGCTTCACGCCCGCGCGAGCGCCCTTTATGAGCTTTATATCGTTCTCGATGCTCTCTGAGATCTCTTCGAACTTAGCCACCTTGACGGGTAGCTTCATCGCCAGAAGGCATTGCAGGTCTTGGTAAAGCTGGTTTAGGTCTGCCAAGGCAAGCGTCATGTAATGCTTGCGTTCCTCGACGTTCCGCTGTGTGTTCGGGTAGAAGGCATCAGCCTTCACGAGGTTGAACACCACGCTTCGCGCCGTCTCCGCCATGGGGACGGCGAAGATGAAGCGATAGGATTTGGGCACCGCGCCCGAAGTGACAAGCCGCGTCACTTCGTTTCGAATCGAAACCGCAGTGTTGAAATACTCGAACGTGCTTAGGTTGCGGTTCCGCACATATACGCCGCTCAATTTGCAACATCCCCCCCCCTCCGTGATTTTCAAAAAAATACTTCGCCCGCGCTTCGCGCGGGGAAGTATAGGCGCATGCGCAAGGCATGCGCCAGACCTGTACCATGTACGGCTGATTTTATCAGCCTAGGAGGAAGCACGGCAGCGGGCGCACCCAGCCGTACGTCGGGGCAATGTTGCTGGCAGTGCCGCTGCTGTAGACATAGCACGCGCTAGACGAAGACCCGCCCATGACCGACCGCAGCCACCACTCGACGCGACCGCCCACGATGCGGCTTGCGGTGTCCGTGAAGATGGGGAACTGCGAATCGAAGCCGACAGAGTAGCCATTGCTGCCCCATACCGGGCACCCGTAAACCTCCATCTCTGAGGGCGACCAAATCTTGCCCAAGTCCGCCCAGCTCCAACCGCTCGCTTCGGTGAGCTTGCCGGAAGAAGAATAGCGCTCTTCGAGAAGCACGCGCTGCGCGAGAATGGCGCTCTGAAGCGTGGACGGCAGAGCGGGCAAGAAATCGTTGATCTCCCAATCGTGGAGCTTCGAGCACAAGTAAGGGTGCTTTTCTTCGGCGGTGCCGTTGTTGTCGTTCGTCTCGCGCCACTGAAGGTATCTCGTGTTAGAAGCCTTGTCGCCCTTCACGGAGACTGGCGCTTTCGGCACCATGACGATATGGTGCCCCTTCGCGGTGTCGCCGCACTGGTAATACTGGTCGATAGCGCCGATGCGGTAGCGCACCGTCTGCGCGGGTACGTTAGCGCCCTCGAAAACGGGGACGTCGATGTAGTCGCCGATGCGAAGACCGGCGAAGTTGGCGTTTCGCGCGCGGTTGCGAAGCCACGTGTAAATGTCGGTGCTGCCGATCTCGTTAGCGAAGACCGAAGCGAGCGAGCGCCCCGCGTAAGCGTTGATGTTGTGCTGGCGGTCGTATTCCTCAGCGGTCGTTACGGCGTTTGCCGAGTTGCGCGCCGAAGTGTCCTTGATGTTCTTAGCCGAGCTGCCGACGTTGAGAACGGAAATGTCAGCCATGAAAGAACCTCCTTAGTTGAGTGTCGCCGTCTCGCCCGAAACGCTCGACTGAGAAAGCGTGATGCTCTCGCCAGATTGAGCCGTGACCCTGCTTGAAGGCACGTAGAGCGTTTCGCCGAGGTATAGGTAATCGTCTTGAAGCTCAGTAACCGCATGCGCAAGCGTCGCGTTCTCTTCGCGCAGCTCTTGCACCTCGTCATCTGACGGCGGTTCGATAGCCGCGATAGAGTTTGCGATGTTAAGCGCGTTCTGTGCAGCGGCGGTGGCATCCTCTGCCGCGCCGTTTGCCGTCGCAGCGGCGGCGTTCGCGCTCGCGGCAGCGGTGTTCGC